CTGCCGACGTCCTCGGGCCGTGATATGTGCACGCCACCCGGCAGCATATCATGCGCGATGTACTCGACAAGAAATGCCAACCGCTCACCCTCGAGGCACACTGGGGAATCTGCCACGCCTCACTCCTTGATCAATCGCGATGCAATCCCCGGCAGATACCCCAGCACAGCCACGGCCAGCGGGCTGGCGTCCTCGGGATGTTCTGCCACCAGTTCCAGCACCGGCCTCAGCCACGCCTGCAGTCGATCCACAAGTTGCGCCTGCGCCTCCGGTGCATTGCTGTGCTCGATCGCTCCCTCAAGCTGGTTGCGGTATCGATCGCGATCCATCGTCAATGCTTGGACCTGCTCCCGCAACTGCTGCAGCTCGGCATTGACCTGCTGGCCGGATCGCTCGGCCTCAGCCACCAGTGCCTCAGCCTCCGCCAATTGTTGCCGCAAATCCGGCTCGCTGTCGCTCGACTGCTGTGGCTCGATGCGACGGCGGTAGGTGCGCTCATCCACCGCGGGCTGCCCTGCGTGCTGTGTCGCCTGCCAATGATCCACGTTCCAAAACAGATCGCCATGCCGCAACACTTCATCCGGCCAAACATCCCGCCAGCCCGGCCCGCCCGGGTCGTCTGCCTGTTGTGTTTGCTGCTCACTGTTCACTTGCCTTCCTCCATCTGAATCTGTGGTTCTGCCGCTGCAAACTCCGCGGCAACCTGCCACGTGTTTCGCGCGTCGTATCCGCTGTTAATCAATGCCAAAGCAAACCGCCGTGTCAGTTCTCGCCGTTCCTCCTGCTCCGGCGTGATGCTCGCGTCGGACCACTCGCCGCAGAAATTTTGGTCGTCCGTGTATGGGCGTTGTCCATTAAGATCAATGGGGGGATGCCTTTTGCATGTGCCATGACCTTTTTCCAAATGATTCCACCACCTGCAATGCATGCACCATCGCTCTGTCATCGTCTCACCCTCCAAAAAACATCAAAACGGACAATCTTCACCAAACTCATTCACCGCCGTTGTCAGTTCCCGAATCATCGTCGGCTTTTCTTCGCTGAACTCAGCCTGCACGATCCTGTCCCACTGGCCCTCCCTTTTCACCAACAGCCTTGACGGCTTCCGTGCTGATCCGTGATTGAGGGCGGTAATTGCCTCCGCCACGCTCGCCGGGAATGGGAAAACAGATCTCGCATCCCACCACGCAAACGCCTTCTGCAATGCAAATCCTTCATGCTCGAAGCAGACCCATTCACGCACCACAATCCAGCCGAGATTGCCCGCGGGCATGGTGTCGTCGCTGACGTAGTACGACACGCATAGCGTCGGCGGTTTGCCCGGTGTGTTCTTCTTTGCGTGCAGATGCCAATTGACTTCTTGCACGTCGTACCATTGCGGCTCCAATTCTCCAACGATGCTGCTCGTGGTGTCGATCTCGTCGCCGTGTCTCGGTGTCCCGTCCATCTGCCGGACAAACAGATGCCCGCATTCACTGCACTTGACGGCGGAAAGATACACCTCCTGTTTGCACTTCGGGCAGACTTTTGACGGTGCCTCAGAACCGTCGGAATTGCGTGGCTTGCTGATGCCGTAATCGTCCGCATCGAGTGCCCCGTGCCGTTGCAGGTTGCCGCCAAAGTCCAGAATCAGACAGTCTGTTTTTCCGTCTGCAATCCGAAGGCCACGGCCCACAATTTGAGCGAACAAACCGGGTGACATTGTGGCCCTCAGGACGGCCACCGCATCAATCCCGGGCGCGTCAAATCCTGTTGTCAGCACGTCCACGTTGACACACCACCGCAGACTGCCGTTGCGGAAGTCGCTCAACACACGCTGACGTTCGATCGCGTGAGTCTCGCCTGTCACCAATCCAACCTCCTGCCCCGTCAGATCCCGCAGGGCAAGTGCCACTTGCTCGGCATGACTCACACCGGCACAAAATACCAGAATGCTTTTGCGGTGCTCGCAGGCGATTGTCAACTCACAAACCGCTGCGTGAATGATTGCGTCCGTCGTAAATGCGGCTTCCATTTCCGCTGCCACGAACTCACCGCCACGGATCTTGACGCCCTGCAAATTCGCCTGGCTGTCTGCCGGATTGTTGGTCAGTTTGGACAGGAAACCGGCCTCAATCAACGCTCCAGTTTTGGCCTCATAGCAAACGCCGCTGAACAACTTGCCGTCATCTGCCAACGATCCCTCACCCGTGCGGTATGGTGTGGCGGTCAGTCCCACGCAAAACAACCTGCGGTTGTGTCGCTGAAGTCCGTCGAGGAACTGCCGATACATGCTCCCGCCGTCGTCGCTAATTAGGTGCGCTTCGTCGATCACCACCAGACCACGCTGCCCGAATTCCGCTGCGTCCCGATACACGCTCTGAATGCCGGCACATATCACTGTGCTGTCGATGTCCCGCTCATTCAGTCCTGCAGAATTGATCCCGACCTTTAGCCCGGTCAGTCGCTGAATCTTGTCCGCGTTCTGCTGCAACAGTTCTTTGCGATGTGCCACCACCAGTACCCGTTGCCCCCACTCAACTGCCTGCCGGATCAGCAACGCAATCACGATCGACTTGCCTGCTCCCGTCGGCAACACGATCAGCGGATTCCCTCGTCCGTCGCTGATGTACTGCCATGCTGCCGCATTCGCTTCCGATTGATACCATCTCGCTTCCACCGTCACTTCCCCTCCCCGCAAAACACCCGGCAGCGTTGACCGCTGCCGGGTCTCGAACACCTCAACACACAGCCATCAGCCCCACGGATTTGCGGGATTGCTTGCGGTTGGTGCCGCGTAGGATGTCTGCGTCATCGGCTGATCGCTCAACCTCTTCGGGCTGTATCCTTTGACCTTGTTCGTCGGCTCGCCGTTGTACTCGCCGTGGGCGACTGTCACGGTCAACAGCCGATTGTGCAACTGCTGACTATCGGAGATGCTAGCCAACCCGACGGCGTCCATGATCGCCTTCAATCGCTGTTTAGCAATCTGCCCAGCCGTCCCTGCATGACGGATGCAAAGATTGTCCCACAACTTCGCGCCGCTGAACTGTGGATGTCCCTGCACCTGCAGGACCAATTCCAGCATCGCGGCCCCGCCGGACTTCGGGATCTTCATTCCGCTCTCGACAATCACCGCTTGATAATCACCCTCAGGCAACAGCCGCCGTACAGGCTGCGCCTGCACGTTGTTCATGTCCAGATCACTGAGATTCGCCATTGTTATCACCCTTTCACTTCTGAAGAAACACCACTGATACAGTTCACATAATCAACCCACCTAAACCCAATCTCACCGCCTTCGATGTTCAGCCGATTTTTCGCCAACGCTGTTGGCGTTTCGGTACAGCGGATGTATCGCTCGCCGGCACCACTGGCAATCGTCCGCTCCTTGTTGAATCCCTGATCCTCCTTGCGGGTGTAGATTCGATAGCTTGCGAAAAACACCTCGTCACACCACTCCTGCAGCAGTGCTGATGCCGTCTCGTGTAGTGCAGGCTGAAACCTGTCGTATGAATCCGCGCCCGGATCTTGATGTCGCCGAATCGCACAATGTGCCAGCAGGATGATTCCCATCCCTTGCGTGCGCCGCAGCACGTCCAAATCATCAATGACTTGATCCCACAACGCCATTGCTGACTTGTACCCCGCCCCATAGGGAATATCGCTGATGTGTTTTTTCGATGCTCGATCTGCCACATCCTGATGAATCAACGCCTCCAGCCAATCGACGGTGTCGATCGCCAATGACTTGAACCCGTGGTCAGGATTCGCGAACAGCCAACTCAGCGCACCCTTCACGTCTGCGTATGTCCGCAGATGCTGAGTCTTTGCCGTGTCGATGTCGTTCAACCCGTCCTCAAGATTCAGGAACAACACGTCCGGTGCCTGTGCCGCCCATGACGATTTGCCGATGCCGTGTGTGCCGTACAGCATCACACGTCTCGGCACCACCGTTTTACCCCTCGTAATCTTCATTCGTCGTTACTCCTCCCATCACCCATCAAACCTGATTCGCCGACCGTCGGCCAATCTAATGGATCACTACTCAATCGCTCGCGATAGTCCGGATGAATCCGCCGCGGGATCGTCCACGGCATTTCACCAGGATCCCAACGGCCATGTGGTCCGTCGCGTCCGTATTCCCGCAGTTCGCGTTCCCTCGCTCCGTCCTGAACAGCCCCAAAAAACGGGGCAAAAATGTTCTCGCTCATGCGTCCCTCGTAACCGTGAATCGCGTCGTGTTTGTCTGCGGTGTGATGATCTCAATCACCGTCCACCGATATCCTGTGAGTGCCAGCATATTGCGGACTGTGACCTCCACTCTGTAGCGGGCAGGCAGCCGATGGGATTCGCCGACAGCCAACGTTTTCAGCGTTGCCGCCATTCTCTCATCGCCGACCATATGCGCCCTCCCGCAACTCTGACCGCAGAATGTGTGCGTCACGTGGTGCCACGATTGCCAGTCGTGCCTTGTCGTTGCGGATCTCCACCAGCGTAATCTGCACCTGCACTCCGTTGCAGTCGATCACGACCGATTCGCCTGCCGCGCGTCCAATCACTAGGCGTGAATACCCCTCCGGCTTTTCTGGCAACAGGTTTTCGGGTGTTGCCTCCATGATGTCGGGTGCATCGTGCGGAAGTGCTGCGACCTGTGGTAGTTTGCGTTTCATGTGTCC